CTGGCAACTGCTGGATTCCGGGGAACATTCCCGACGACTTCAGTTGCGTCTGCATGTTCGCCTGACCGTGCTGCTCTAGCAGATTCTGCGCGGTCGCCCCGACCAACTGAAGTTTGAGTTGCCACAGCTTGGCAGACTCCTCGGAGACGTGGGCGATGTTCGCGTTGAACCTTGTCTGGATCTGCGACAGCACGTTGCCGGTCTGCGCAAAGTCTTGCTCCATCTGGGTCTTGATCTGCTCGTTCATCGTGTCCTCGCTTTCGTTGGCAGGATAAGTTTGATCGGTGTGCCGAACGGGTACGACTGTTCGGCAATCACCTTGCCGGTCTTCGAGTCCAGCACCTGAACCCTCACCGGCATCGCCATCAGTTTGTCGATCAGCTTCCGCTGGTCGTCGAGCTGCTTCTGCATCCTCTGGATCACCACCGGGTCGGCCTCCGTGCCAGTCGCCCCCGGTGGCCCCGCTGGGCCTTGCGGCCCGGCTGGTCCCGCTGACCCTTGCGGCCCGGATGGTCCCGCTGACCCCGTCGCTGGGCGTAGTGCCTTGATGGCTTCCCATAGGCTGAGGATCTGCCCGGTCCTGTCGCGGTCGCCCCACTGCCGGGACTGCTGGATCAGCGGCTCCTCGGCGTCCGGCTGTGCCTTGTCGAGAAACGCCAGCAGGTCGGTGTGGCTTGCACCATACGCCATCTCGTCGTCACGACCGTGGCTCATCACCGACACCACCGACCCGTCAATGAACACCCCGCCGCCCGAGTTGCCGTTGGCGAAATGTCCCTTGCTGATCGCGAAGGCGTCCCGCTTGTTGACTTTGATCCGGTCGCCGTCTTTGTCGATGATCTGTTCCGCCGGTTCCGTTTTGAGCGTCAGCCGTTCTGGTCCCTTGCCGCCTGGGAAGCCGCAGCCGGTCACGTCCCCCGCTGGCCGTACGCGGAGAACTGACGACGCAGCCAGCGTGTCTTTGCTCAGGCACGAGAACAACGCGAGGTCGCTCTTCTTGTCCTTCGCCACCCATGTCCCAACGCCGACTGTCTTACCGTCCGAGCAGGTGAACCGGAACGTCTTGCCCACCTTCTTGCAAACGTGTTCAGCCGACAACCCGTAGGCGGTCGCCTTGCCACGCACGATGATCGTACCGCTGCCACCGTGCAGGTTGACCGAGGCATCGACGTAGCCTTGAGCCATCGCCGTCGCGGTCATCAGCAGCCAGATCGCCACCGCTCTCACCATGCCCCGAGGGTATCCAAGCTAGTCGGAAACCACAAGCACCTATCAGCCCTCCTGCGTCTCGATGACGGTGAGCCTGGTGCCGTGTTCGTCGAGCCGGTCGCTGTGTCGTTGCAGCCGCGTCTCGTTCTTCTCGATGCGAAACAGCATCGACTCCAGCTTGGTCAGCCCACGGCTGATCCGCAGCATCCAGCCGATGGCCCCCCCGATCAGGCCGATGCTGATTGCCACCACCGCGAGCCATTCCGACGTGACCATCTACTCGCCTTCGGTTCAGTCCGTTGATCCAGCCCTAGGGTCGGCTGATAATTCTCCCAGCACGGCCACCCGATGGACCGGGTGACGTGTCGGGGCGTCGCATGGATGCGGCGTCCCCATCTTACTTCCCACCCCGGCACCGCACCAGATGAAGCGAGCGACCTTTGTGGCCGTCGCTGTCACCCAGGATGACCACGCAGCACCAGCCACGACGCCCGCATTTGGCGTCTACGGCGTTTCGATTGGCTGGGCCGGTGTTGGGGCCGGGTGCAATACGACCTCCACACGCGGGCCGGTGGCATCAACCAGCAGCGTGGCCGGGGCGATGACGAACCGGCTGTCGTCCACGCCCAGTGCCTCGGCGATCCCATCCAACGCCGACTTGAGCGACGCTTGTGCGTTGTCCCGGTCGCGGCGACGGTTCACCCTGAACCAGAACGTGGCCCGCACCATGATCTCGCCGTCCCATCCTGGCGGAACGTCCAGCCCCACCTCGCGGATCCCCGCTCGGGCCATCAGGAACGCCTCGCCCCGGTACGCCTGGACCGCCTTAGCCTTCGCCGCCCAGTGCGTGCGTGCGTTGGGGCTGAGTGCCTTCGGCGGCAGCGACAGCGTCACCGTCAGGCTCGGCATCAGAAACACGTCTCGATATCTTCCATCGTGACCCGTGTCGGCGCACGCAGTTCCGGGTCGCGGATCCGCAGCCACACGTCCAGGTCAAAATTCGTCGGGTCATTCTCCCACTTGAGGGCCAACTGCTCGGCGTGGGACATCAACGTGATCCGCTCGCTGTGGCACTGATTGCACACGAGCAAGTAGTTGCACGGGTCTGCCCACCTGGTCGGTGCAGCAGATCGTTGTTCGATCTCGTGCGTCTCGAGCCACTGGAACCCGCCGGGCGTCGACTCCAGCCATCCGCATACCATGCACTGCCCTGCGACCGACAGCCGCCACTCGATCCTCGCCGCCCGGTTCTTGACATAGTATGTCCTCGCCTTACCCATTGATCGGCCTCCATTCCTGCGCGGCCTTCAACTCGGCCACCAGATCCTTGGCGTCGTGCCCTTGCAGATAATCGCTGACATCGCCGCCCGGCTGCAATGGCAACTGCACCACCCTGATGCTCGCCGCTCCCCACAGCAGCAGCGACCCGGCCACGTCCCGCGCGTGCTGCTGACCCTTCTCGTCGTTGTCGGGGATGATCGCCACCCGTCGCCCGGCGAGAGCCGCACTGTACTCGTCTCGCCACTTCCCAGCACCACCGGCGCAGGTCGTCGGGACGAGTGACACACCGCTGGCGATCAGCCGCAGGCAATCTTTCTCGCCCTCGACCACGGCGACCGGCCAGTCAGGTTTCTCGGCGATGCCGCCCAGGTTGAACAGCACCCGCTGGACGCCCTTCATGTTCCACACCCACTCGCCGTTCACCTTGTGCCGCTGCCGGAATGACTTCGGCTCCATGCGAACCACCTCGAACACCAGCTCACCGCTGGCGTCGTGGTACGGGTAAGTCTGGGACACCCGTGCCTTGGGTGCAGGGGACGACGAAGATGCGAACAGATCCGCCTTTCCGATTCCTACCGCGTCGCAGATGTCGTCCACGCTGCACCCGGCTCGACAATGTAGCAGCAGTTTCTTGCCGTCGTCACTCAACGCGGCGACCATCGACGGGCTGCGGTCCTCGTGGGCTGGGCACCTGATCTGCCAGTCACCTCCCCCCGAGCTGACCACGTCGAACCTGTCAATGATTCCTGCGTACCAGTTGACACTGTCGACCGCAACCGTATCTACCATGTCGTCAACCGTCCTTATCATCACGCCCCTTTCTACAACGGTCCCCATGTCCCGTCCTATATTTTACGTCGCGACCATCGCTGCCTTTCGACGGGCCGCCCTATGTGTCAGGCGACCGCTCGAAGTTGTTCCTGCCAAGGCGAACCGGCTGGCTCCGAGTTGGGAACGGATGAGCCTCTCGGGTCCGTCCCACTCTCGATCAAGTTGGCTCGCTGAGACGCGGCCACTACGGGATGATCCTGCCCGGTCTAGGCTTCGCTGTCTCTCAACAGGGCCAACCAATTTGGCGACACCGGAGACCGCAACGACAAACGCCCCGAATCGGAGCGACCCCTTGCAGGGTCGGGCGTAGCGACCTGCCCCGTGAGGAGCAGAGGTCGCGCCGATTCGAGGCGTGTGATTGTCATTGCCTGTTCCGCCGTGCCGCAGCTTCATCTGTGCCGAAATCGGCTTTTGCACCTGCAAGATATGCCATCCACGCCAGGTTGTCAAACCAGACGCGCTCATTCTCCCAGCGTCTCGTCTATATGCGTCCTCAATTCCGCGTTGTCGATGTTCGTTTTCACCCAGTTCAGATAGGTCGCCGGGATGTCCCGCAGCCGTCGCCCGCCATGTTTTCCGAACCGCATAATGTAATCGGATCCCGACGACGAGGCCAGCTTGTCGATGACTGCCCCGGCCTGTCGGCGGGTGTAGCCGCTGGCCGTCTCCTCGGCGACGCCGAGCCGGACCAGATACGCCACCTGCTTGCCGCTGGCACCGCCCTGGAAAGCTGGCTCGGCATGTCCGGGTGAGCCTTGCGCACCGAACGGGTTGACGATGCGGGCGTTGTATTGTGCGTTCGCTCTGAGACGGGCACGGCGTGCTTCAGCCTCGGCCCGGCGTTGGGCTTCCTGGGCCTCGCGTAGCTCGCGGACATCCTTGGCACGGTCGATCACCGCCTGAACTTCCTCGGCGTCGCCATGCTCACGCAGGTCTTCGACAGCCGCCGCAATGTCGGCGGGGTCCGCATCGCCAGCCAGAACGTCAACCGCCGACATCAGCCGGTGTCGCCCGCTGTTGCCCACGAAGTCCAGCACCGTCACGAATGGCTTATCACTGGCGGCGATGGCCGCACGTCGCTCGCTGGCCGTCTCCAGCCCATCCACGATCCCGGCGAGTGGTCTCGTTCCACGGCCCACGGCTTGCGTGTACCGCAGCTCTGACTTCGTCGGTGCCGCCATCACAACGCAGGCGGTCGCTGGTGCGTCGAAGCCCTCCAAGAAACAACCAACCCCGACAAGCACCTGGAGGTCGCCAGCATGGAACTGGCGCACGGCCACAGCCCGATCTTCGCGGTCGGTTTCTGCGATGACGCATTGGGCGGTCACGCCTGGGTATCGGTTGAACACCTCAGTCAACCGACGCGCATGTTCTTTGGTCACGGCGAAGACCAGCGTCGGACGCCCTGCCGCCTCTTTGATGGACGGCGCAGCCACAGCGTGCAGCATGCGTTCCTGCTTGGCCAGTTGGTCAATCTGACCCTCCGACAACTCGCCCTCGGGCACGACCTCGATGGCACCCATCTCCTGGGCCAATTGCTTCTGGTTCAGGTCGCCCGCCGTGGTCTTGATCCACGAGAAGTCTAGCCCTTCGACCGTGATATACTTCTGCCGCACATTGACCAGCCAGCCCTCGTCGATCCCCTCGATGATCCCCATGTTGTAGCAACACGTCTCGAAGACGTTCGCCAGTGCGAGTTTGTCTTTCCTGATTGGTGTCGCCGTGACGCCCAGCAGCTTAAGACCGCCCGGCTTGAAATACTCGATCACCCGGCGGTAGCTGTTCGCCGGGGCGTGATGAGCCTCGTCGATGATCATCATCCCGAAGTCCGCCGCGTCAAACCACTTGGCCCGCTTCGGGCGGCTCATCGTCTGCACGCTGGTGACGACGACGTTACTAGCAGTCATCAGCCCCGTGCTGTCGGCACGCCGGAATCCCATCTCTACCTGCGGCCTCGCGTCCAGGTGCGCCGCCAGACTGTCACACGCCTGCTGCATCAGCTCCTCGCGATGAACCACGACCAGCACGCGGCCCTGTTCCTCGGGCCAGCGGGCGATCACCTCGGCGAACGTCACCGTCTTGCCCAGCCCCGTGGCCTTCACCATCAGCACCGAGTCATGATGCTCCCACGAGGCGAACACTGCATCGACGCTGTCCGTCTGGTACGGACGCAGCGTGAACGGCTCCCGACCGGGAGAGACGGCCACTTCAGGCTCTGGCGGAAATAGGTCTAGCTCGCCAGCCATTCGTTCTGCTCGTCGGTCAGGCGGTTGAAGGTCGCCTTGTTGATGAACCCAGATCCGCCGCACGTGTCGCAATCTGTGTTCCCCAAGTCGCCCCGGCAGTCGGGGCAGGTCGTGTAGAACTCAGCGAACCGCACTACGCTCTTGAGTAGATCGACCAGCCTCCTGATCTCGGGGCGGTCAAGA